TGGAAACACATCGTGATGGTCGTTGCTATATTGAATATCTCTAGTGTTTATAGAAGCTACACTAGTTTTCGCACGTTGATTAGACATTTCAACGTCGAAATTTATTTTTCTTGAAAAAAGTTTGTCGGTATATTGTTTGATTGAAGCAATGATATTATGTTACAGGAGATCTATCATTAAAAATCTCCATAGTTTCTAATAAAATTCTAAAAAACCGTGGCGAACCTCGAAACAGAGTTCTTATAACCCGTGTGTAATCTAAAAAGTTGAAAATTTTCAAAAAATTTTAAAAAGTAAATAAAATAAATAAATAAATAAAATAACTAAAAATTAAAATTAGTATAAAATGTGTAAAATAAACAAAATAAAAAACTCAAAATAGTTTAACGACATCGCGGTCTCGGGTATGTGTTTATACAAACGAACGAAAATTTTTCCCTAAACCTACCATTATATCTAAATATGTTTCTCCATCAAGCATGGTACGCATAATATGATCATCTGAAAAAACTCTATAATAAAAAGTTGAGAGGTCTGCGATTTTCAAAACTTTATCTCTCAAAGAATAATCTTCGTGTAAAAATATTTCATATTGAAATGCAGTCATTTTGCCATTCATAATTTCTCCATAATCTCTGCGGCTATCACTATATCGCAAAGAATTAATTAAAGTTTGTTTAGATAACGGACCTACGACTTTTCCTAAGGTTTTATGAAATCGAAACCCTCTCTTTAAAAAACATAAATCTTGAAGCGGTTTAGAAGGCGAAGTAATTTCTCCCTTTTCACCATCGGTGTATTTCATCCCTATACTATTAAAAAATGATTTTACAGTCATTGCATTAAAATATTCTGAAAACTCTTTAGGACTACCGCAAATTTTATCATCTCCTAAAACAAAATCTGTTAATTTTAAAAAATCTGAAACTGTTGCTGTTTTGCCTTTCTTTTTCATCTCTCTGTACAAAACCATAGCTGAAATAAATCTATTATATAAAGAATTAAAAAATGCAGTGACCCAACACCCAGAAGGCATAGAATGAGTAGTTAATGCTACTTTCTCTTTTATTAAAACAAAAGTTCGAATCATTGATGTCAATAACTTTTTCAAAGCCTTGGGATATTTACCTCGATAAAAAGAAAAAACGACTTCAGCTACGGCATCTTGAACCTGAGGAGAAGTTCCTCCGTCCCAATTACCGACATCTCCATCAAAAGTGATATCGCATTGCTGCAATATTTTATGTAATTTATCCCAATCTTTATAAGGATTCATTCCAATGGCCATTTGGTTATTCCACATTTCTGATTTGCAATGCATAAAAATTTCTCCTAAAAATTTCTTTACTAAAAAAGTATGATGCAATGGAGCTACTCTAAAACTGCGTGGTTTGTTAGCCTTTTCTTCTAATCGGAGCTCATCTTTTAATGCTTCATAAAAAACTAAATCTTCTACAACTAAAGTATCATTATTACATTTATCTAAAAAAGTATCTATAATTTTCCTAAAATCTGGGGTTACTGTTCCTG